GTTCTTGAGCAATTTCTGAATTTTTAAGAGCTGCGGCTTCGTCCAGTGACCTACCTTTAACCCACTCGGTAACGAGACTACTGGACGCAATAGCACTGCCGCATCCGTAGGTTTTAAATCTTGCGTCTGTGATGATGCCATCTTTTACCTTGATCTGAAGTTTCATTACATCCCCGCAGGCCGGGGCTCCCACCATACCGGTGCCAACATCGTCATCGTCCTTGGCGAAGCTTCCCACATTTCGTGGGTTCTCATAATGATCGATAACTTGATTTGAATAGGCCATAGTGTGTTTCCTTACATTGTAAGCTATTTACTCCGCGATGTCAATCCGTTTGGATTTAAACTTGGGCTGTTATGCCGTTCCAGACATATGTGCCAAAAATCGATCCAATTGATCAGTATTGTTCTTGCTTAGATCAAAACCCTGTGCCTTGGCGGCATCAAAACGCTGCTGAAGAGTAGGATGACTGCTCAGTTTGTATTCGTCAGCATTCGCTGGATCGTTTTGTACCATCAGCTTGGCTTGATGATAGAACTCGCCTTTTTTATCGTTAGCCCATTTGAATGCAGGTGCTTTGGTAAGTCCCATGCTCAAGCACAGTTGAGTGGCATACTTGTCAGCGGCAGCCTCGCGTTGTTGAGCGGCATATGGTCCTGCGTTTGCAGGCGAAGTAGCACCTCTATGATTCATCACTATATGCCCAACTTCATGCCCAAGATTCCATAACAACACATCGTCAGGTGCATCATGCCATTGTCCGTAGTCTATGGTTATTTCTCTGTACCTTGACATGGCGTACATGTCAGCTTTGGGATCGTCCACTACCTTTACACCCGTGCGTGAGATTATCTGTTGATCCCAGATGTTGGCGTGAGCAGCCAGTGTGTCCAACAAGCCCTCGCAACGATTCTTAAATTGAGCCATGGCTTGAGGCGTTGCGGCAGGAGGTATAACAGGAGTAACAGGAGTTATGTCTGCTGGTGGTGCTGTGGTTGGTGCTGGTGTTTTGGGCCAAGATGCCAGTAATTCATTGATTTCTTGGTCAGTCATGGACTTGTACAAATCGTCCTTTTCTTGGTCAGTCATGGCCACTATTTTTGCAACCCGGTCTCGTGGAGTCATGGCCATTATTTGTTGAGGTGTTAGCACAGCCTCCGCTAGAACCTGCAAGCGATCAATCAGTGTACGATATTGTTCTGCTGGCGTCATATTACTCACTTGGTGTAGGTCAGGCCGACTGTATGGCCTGTTCCACTTGATCCAACTGTGATAGTGTAAATCCAGGCACCATCTTGTTCACACGCTCGGCACGAGCTTTTAAGCTAGGATGGCTGGGATCAGGGCCGTAAGATCTCAACGGGTTTAAGGCATTGGGTCGTGTGTCTAGAGCTCCTACGGGTTTTTCAGGATTGTCAGGATCCGTGACTTCAATATAATTTTTCTTGCTTTGTATCCATTTCCATGCTTCTGCTTTATCGTAGCCCAGTTTAAGGGCCATATTTGCCGCTCGTTCGTCGGCATCGTATTCCTTTGCCCAGCTAGGGTTGATACTGATCGATTTTACAGGATGTAGCGCACCACGGCGCCGCTGGATCAAATGTCCCACTTCATGTGCTAGTACAAACGCCAGTACTGAGTCCGGAGCATCCCAAAACACAGGATAACTTAGGTATATGTTGTTGGGCGTTGTACCAAATGCTGCCCGGCTGCTGCCTACATCTCCAAGGCCGGAGTTGACACTTATAACTTGTAATATGCCTCTATCTTTTCCCGACAGCACACGCATCTTGTTTAAGATATTTTCTGCACGTTGTTTAACTAGTTGTGCACCGGCTTGGTAATTGGAAACCCCCGATATGGTATCGGATCCGGCATTACCAGGGTATGCGGATTGTGGATACGCTTCCGCTAGAACCTGCAAGCGGTCGATCAGTGTGCGGTATTGTTCTGCTGGCGTCATCACAGTCACCTGAGTTTAAACGCCGCGATCTTTGGTCAGTGCGGATTGTGCGGCTTTGGCCACGATGTCTTGTGCTTGGTTCACTGGCATTTTGACCGGGCCGGTTTGATCATTGCCTTTGAATGTGAGTTCAGTGGCATCTGGATTCATTGGATTGAAGATACCGTTGAGTGGAGGTTGGCCCACTAGGCTTTGCAAGGTGTCTGCGTCAATGTCTATGCCCAGACTTTGTGCTCGATTGATAAATGCCTGCACCGGCATCTGCATTTTAGCAGAAGTATCTTCAGCGCGACCAGCAGCAAACTGGGCCAAGGCCATGAGTCTGTCTGCTGTGCGGTCGGCTTCTACTTCATTGATACGCATTATCTGCGTCCGCGGCCTAGAGCTGCTGCTGGTGCGGCTGCTCCCATTTCTTCAGGTGCCGGTGGCATTTCTCCGCCGGGTGGAGGACCTGCTAGTCCCATATCACCGCCTGGTGCTGCGGGCATACCGCCTGGTGCTCCCATATCTCCGCCGGGCATGGCCACAGGACCTTGACCGGTAACAACACCTAATGCTTGTTCAAGTTGTTGTTTGCTGCCTTGCAAGTTCTGCACCAAACCGCTGAGTGCTGCTTGTGCATCATTGTTGAATTGTGCTGCTTGCTCTTGTCCGATTTGGTTCTTGATTGAATCGACCAAAGCAGGCAGTTCTTTGAATTGCATCTCGGTGCTGTCTTCAATCATGTCTTGCAATTTGTCTACCATGTCTTGTGCGGCCAAAACTACCTGGGCTTGTTGAACTTCGCCTTCGCTGAGGAAGTAACCATGGCCTGCGGCACGACTACGCCATTCCATAGCGGTGACAGCGGTCTTTTCTTTGTTGAGTTGATTCTGCAGATCTGTAACTTCATCTTTCTTGGTCTGAAGTTCGGTTTCCATTTGTTTGATCTTGGCTTGTTTTTGTTGAGCAGCCATGGCAGCATTTTGCTGAGGATTTATTCCAGGAGTGCCAGGAGTGCCCGGCGTCCCGGCTTGAGGATTTTGTTGAGCCATCTCATCTTCATAGATCCGGTTAGCTAGTGCCTGTTCCATCATCATCATCTTGAGATAAGCAGGATTCTTTTCGCTATGATGACGAGCAGAGCTGCCACGCACTTCGTTCAAAGCACCGCGCACTTGGCGGTACATGCTGTGCAGTTGCTTGCGATTCAGAGAATCAATTTGAACTCGTTGATCAAAATGACCCTCGAATACTTTAGCGAGTTGTTGTGTGGGGCGTGTTACGGCCAGTTCGTTTAGTTTCATCTGAGTTTCCTCGTAGTTGCCAGTATTTAGCCAAATTTATACATTTCGCTAGTTCTTTTTCCAGTACCTGGCTTTGTTCTTGCCTAGCACTTGTCTTATTGATCAAGTTTTCCCAGGTGTGCCCGGATGTGCGCTCGGCTAGGCTACGCCGCACATATATGTCATTTCGTAATCGTGTTATGGATTGATCCAGATCTTTGATCTGTCTGGCTAGATTAAATCTGTGTAAGTTGTCTGCTATGCACCAGGCCAAGGCAGATTTTGTGCCCGAAAATAAGCCTACATTGTCGTCTCTCAAACGCACTTGGAATAAGCCTTCAGTAGGATGTATAGTGTATCTGCCAAACACCCGGTATTTTTCTCCATCCTCAATGATAACTTGATCAAGGATACGGGGCAGTTCGCGCTCTGCCAATGCAGCAAGTTTTCGACTGGCTTTCATTTTAACACATAGTGTGATACTAACCAGCCCACAGTACCCACAAGGAAACCAATGATGCCAATGCCCCAACTGATCAGTCGATCATTTTGTTTTGCTGACATTTTCTGCATCATGTCATGTACTTCTGACATCATGGTTTTCACCGAACTCACATCTGATTCCACATTTTGAATCTTGAGTTCCAGCATGCGATAACGCTCAGCACATAACTCAACATGCGCTTCGAGGCTTTTCTTTTCAATATCTGTAGTGTCCATGAAGTTATTTATGGTCCAGGGCCTCAAACCAAATGTTCACATCTGGCCGTAATAATGTAGTGAGTTCTTGCTCTACATAGTTTATTACGGGCACGCCAGTGCATGCTTGCCGTAGACGCCCTACCGGATCATTGTGAAGTCGAAACACATCTTCCTGATCTGTGTCAAAATCAAACTGCCATCGTAGATTTTCCACCCTCACACGACTCACCCGCAATGGTTGTGTGTAAAGACTGATCAACTGCATTATGGTTTCCCAATTGCGTTGTTGATTTCTACTTCGCAGCCATGTGGCTTGATTGGTCACTGTCTGTCCTTGTTGGTCAGTCATGGGTAATATGTTAGGGCGAAAATGTCCAGTGATACCAGTAGGTGTACAATCAAAATCAGTTGTTACACGAATACTCAGGGTCATGCAGTATTTACGGCCAAAAAAAAGCCCTGGAAATAAACCAGGGCCTTGATCTTTCGCTACTACCTGAAATTAGGTCGGAGCAAAGTTGGTTGCGCTTGTGACGAACACAGCGTTACCTGCACATGAATTCAACTGGATGTCTTGACCGCCTGACGACACTGTGGCACTGGTGTTAGCAGTGGCCAGCAATGTTACATTGCTATACGCGCCTGTTGGATAGATAGCCAAGTTAAGAATGGTAGGTGCAGCTGGGCTGACCTGATACATTGCCACTGTGGCTTTGGTTTGAACAGCTTGTATAATGTTGTTAATGTAGCCATTGACATTACCAGAAGTGGCCAAACTAGCATTGGCGACCAAGCTGAAGAAATCCAGCTTAGGACCTTGGAAGTTAACCGATCCGGTGTTAGCGATGTTTGCGGTACCTTGAATGTTACCATTTGCTGTGTCCATATTGAACACTGGTTGCATTGTACCATTGACTTTTGTAAATCCTGCCATTTTAATATCTCCTAAAAAGTGGGCTTTTGCCCTACTCTTATTTATGAAATTGGCAAAAAAACCTGCCCTTGGTTAGTTGTTTCGCGCTTTATTTCTGGCAGTAAAGTCAAATCTATTCACGGCTTTGCCATAGCCCGCAGGTGTAGCAAATACCCATCCTTCGTTGCCGGGCACCTGTGCATCCAATTTGCCCAGCAGATACAGTTTGAGATCATGCAGCAATTCAAACAACAAGAATGCCGCAGCCAGGCCTTGCTCGTTTGAGGTAGGGCTACGCAAGTATTGCGCTATATTGCTGACCTTCTGTGGTGTCTGTGTTTGTTGCAACCAGGCCATGAATCCTGGCACAAGATCACGGAAATCACCTGTGTAGGCGGCATGTCTCGGATCTACTCGTTTGTTGATGTAATCAATAGCCAATTTAGCCAAGTCAGTGATCTTCATGGCCCGTAGTTCCATGGGATTGAACAGGGTGTCTATGGCTGCTCGATTCTGGCGCAGCAATGTTTTGATCTTTTTTGCTATGTCGTTGTTCTTGGGCACGGCTTGAGCATAGATAGGTTCTATCAGCAACAACCCTGGCACAGGATTGAATTTTACTCTGCTGAGTGGTTGCTTGGGAGCATCCACATCTGCATACATGGTATGAACTGCCACGCCCACTTCACTGTTGGCTATTTTCTTTCCTAGATCACTGGCCACCGGAATTCTGTATGCTACTGTGTTAGGTTGGAATACGAGATTGCCTGCTTCTACCTCTGGTGTTGATGTATATAACAGATCACCCTTGACATACCCACGGAAGTTTTCGGGCGTGGCTGCTTCTAGATATGGCCAAATAGTTTCGTATGTAGGCAATAGGGTTTCAATTCTATCTGCCTTGTTGCCTTTGGCAGCGGCATTGGCATCTCGTCGTGCCATGTCTGTAGCAACCTCATCGGTGCTGGTGAACAGTCTTTCCGCAGTAAACCCTGCATCATCTGTGAGCACAAACTCACCGGTTTCGGGTTTACGACCAAACACCACAGCAGGCTTACCATCCCACTTCACTGATCCTGTTTTGGGATCAGCATAGAAAGCGTCGGCTATTTGCAGTGCGCGATCTACACCTGCTGATCCACTACGGAAAATATAGTCTTCCAAGTGCTCGATGCCTTTGGCTTTGCCGCCCACAGCCGCAGGTTCTTCCTCGTACAGTTGATATGATCGCTTGGTCTCAATCAAAGGTTGCATGCCTTGATTCACAATACGATCACGCAGGCGAGCTAGAAAGTTGGCATCACTTTCTCGCACAGTCATGTCAGGCTGTCGAATACCTTCCTTGGCCAGATACTCGCGGAAGTCTGCTACTTTAGCTTCACGATCTGGATCATTGCTGAGTGCAGCATAGATTGATTCCACATTCTTTAAGTTGTCGCGACTGGCACCGCGTCCTAGCAACACACTGGCCACATAGTCAGGGTCCATGCCGTTTTTGACCAGTTCATTTGTAGTGCGAGAGAACATTCCGTTAGCACCTACTTTTAAACCTTGCTGCTTGGCTATGCTCGACATCAACACATTACGGTTCATGCCTTTGTATTCTGAATCCGCACCACCACCGTAATAAAACTGACCCCAATCCAAATTAGGAAAAAACATAAAATCAGTCTGCACAAATCCACGATTAGCATCACCGGCAATGGGTGTCTTAAAATGCACCTCACCTTTTTTGACCACATATTCTCTAGGGTCGGCTCCGTGACTCTGTACAAATTGTGAGAGGATGCCGGCCAGTTGTTCTTTGTCCACTTTGTTGAGATCCACAGCAAGATCCAGATCGCCCGATGTGGGTTTACGACCAGTTGATCCCAACCAA